TGAACCAGTGGACGATCGAGGGTGCTGCCTCGGCTTGGCAGGCGGTGAGCGACGGCGATGAGGCAAGCCACATCCGCGCCAACGCCGCCGGCCTGCGCCAGAGCTTCGATGTCGCGCCGCTGCCGGCGATGGCCACCCCCGCCATCCACGGCGTGCAGGTGACGCTGCTGGCCCGCAAGACCGACGCCGGTCTGGGCAAGGTCAAGGGGCTGGTGGTCAGTGGTGCGCAGAGCGCCGTCAGCACCGACATCGTCCTGCAAGAGCAACTGGCCTGGCACACGGCGCTGTTCGAGCGCAACCCGAACGGCAACGTGCAGTGGACCGAGGCCGCCTTTAATGCCGCTGAGTTCGGCGTGGAGTCGGCATGACCGAGCGCGTCGCTGTCGAACAGCGGGTGGAATCTGGCAGCGTGCCGATGCCCGGAGGCGGGCTGGCCGCCTTGCAGGGCGAGGTGCTTTCCCGCGCGAGTTTCGGCGCGGGCGTCGCCACACTCTCACCAGAGACGGTTTCATCCCCGCTTCCTCCAGGGCTTGCGGCCAGCCTGCTGGCGGAATCCTTGGCGGGCCCCTGGCCGCCCATCGAGGCGCCGACATTCTTGGTCGAGGTACTGCGCCGGGATACGGCTGCCGCTGGCATGGTGGCCACCGGCATGGACGCCTTCGGCGATGCGCCGTGGCCGGATGCGCAACGCGGCGTGTTTGCCTTCCGCCACGACTGGGCCGAGCCTTTGGTCGAGCGGCTGCAGTGGCAGACCAGCGTCACGCGGCTGAACAGTGGCAACGAATCCCGGCAGGCACGCCGACGCGTTCCTCGGCAGCTTCTCACCTACCACGTGGGCCACGGGCGCGCGAGCGATGCGCTGGTGGCCGACTGGCTGGCCGACCATCTGGGCCGGCTCGCGTGGTGGCCGCTGCCGCAGCACGTGGTGAGGCTGACCACGGCGGCGGACATGGGCGCGCTGGCGTTGACAGTGACGACGGTGGATGCGGCGGGCTTCACACATGCATCGGCCAGACCGCGCCTGGAGGACGACGGCCTGCGCTGGCCCGAGGATCGGCGCTTCGCGCTGCTGATGGCCCCGGACGGCTGGCAGGTGCTGGCGCTCACCGAGGTGGAGCCGGATCGACTGTGGCTCACCGAGCCGCTGGCGCGGGCGGTCCCCGCGGGCGCGACCGTCCTGCCCCTGGTCGAGGGCCTCGCGGTGGAGCCGGCCGAGTTCGCGCAGTGGGTGCCCGGCGTGGTCGGCGGCCGCGTGACCGCCAGCCTCGCGCCCGCCCCGCTGCCGGCCACGGCCCTGCTCGATGATCCCGAGCTCGACGGGCTGCCGGTGTGGCCCGACGGCAACTGGCGTGACGACCCTTCCGTCACGGTGCAGGGCGTGGTCACGCGGCTGGACCTCTCGCCCGCCGACCCCTGGGTCCGCCGTGACGACCCGTGGCCGGCGACGACCTTCCAGCGCCGCTATCTCGCCGGCGACCCCGAGGCGATCGAACGCTGGCGCGCGCGGCTGTACCGCGCCCAGGGGCGCCTGCAAGCCTTCTGGCTGCCCGATGGCCTGGCGCCGGTGCTGCGGGTGACGGCAGAGGCCGACCCCGACGATGGTTTCCTGCGGGTGACGGGCGAGGACATCTCTGTGTTCTGGCACCGCCCGGCTGCCGCGCTGATCCTGCATCCGGACGGCTATAGGCAGTACGCCCTAACGGCGGCCTGCCACCGCGATCAGGGCGGCGTGCTGGTGCTGCGCTCCGGGCTGGACGCGGTCGTACCTGCCGGCAGCCGCGTGGTGCGTCTGGCCCGCTGCCGGCTCGACCACGACGCCGTCGATCTGTACTGGCACACCCCCGAGCTGGTCGAGATCCCCCTGACCCTGCGCCGGCTGCCGGAGCCGCGCTGCAACGACCGGTCGACCTACATGCCATCCTGACGATGCCGTACCTCATTTTCTCCTCATCCGGCTGCCACACCGGCGCAACGCCTCTGCTCGAAGTCGAGCTCTACGCCTTTGCCAGCAACAGCGCGCAGTTCCACCTAACGCCGCACGAGTTCGATGTGGATCTGAATGGCGTGCTCTACCAGAGCCTGCCCATCGAGCGCAACGAACTGGCGCTGGGTGCCGAGGCCGCCAAATCGGCACTGGATCTAAAGCTGCCACCGAACAGTGATCTGGTGCGGCATCTGCTCGCCAACTCGCTGACCGGCGACACCACCTCGATCACCCTGCGCATCGCCCGGCGCGACACTTGGGGCGACACCTGGTGGATCGCCGGCACGCGCTGGATGGGCCGGGTGCTGGGCGTCGAGGTCGCCGACGAGGTGGCGCGCATCCGCTGCGAGTCGGCGCAAGTCAGTCTCAAGCGTATTGGCCTTCGGCGGCTCTACAGCCGCAGCTGCTCGCACGTGCTGTACTCGGCCGCGTGCGGGGCTGCGCCGATCACGGCCAGCGCCATCGTGAGCAACAGCACTGGCCGCACCGTCGATCTCGATGGCGGCGTGCCCGGCAGCGTCAGTGGTGGCTTGGCCGGCGGCTGGCTGCAAACACCGGAAGGGGCGCGCCACATGATCGTCAGTGAAATGGGCAGCGGCGTCGAGTTGCTCTATCCGGCGACTATCGAGCCCGGCACCGAGGTGCTGCTGACGGCCGGCTGCGACCACAGCACGGCCACGTGCGCATCACGCTTCAATAACCTCGCCAACTACGGCGGCTTCCCGTTCATCCCGTCGAAGAACCCGTTCTCGACGGGCGTGTTCTGAATCCCTGGAGACATCGCCATGTGGTACCTCGTCGTCATCGTGGTGGCGGCGCTGGTCTCCGTCGCCCTCGCGCCGAAGCCGCCCGAGCCCAAGCCGGCGTCGCTCTCCGACGTCGATGCCCCCACCGCAGAAGAAGGCCGACCGATTCCAGTCATCTTCGGATCGGTGCTCATCCGGGGCGCCAACGTCGTCTGGTACGGCGATTTGGAAGCCGAACCGATCAAGAAGAAGGGCGGCAAGAAATGAGCGGCGAGGTGACCGTTACCATCGCCCACGTGCGCGCCGCAGGCCTGTGCGTGCACGGCACGCGCACCTGGTTCGCGCGCCAGGGACTGGACTTCCGCGCCTTCCTGCGCGACGGCATCGCTGCGGAGGTGCTGCTGGCCACGGGTGATGCGATGGCGCTTCGCGTGGTCGAGCACGTACGCCGTCAATCTGAACCACAGGAGACGGCCTGATGGGCGGCCGCAGCAAAAAGCAGACCGTCGGCTACCGCTACCGCATGGGCCTGCACCTGGTGCTGTGTCAGGGGCCGGTCGATACCGTGCAGGAGATCCAGGTCGGCGACCGCACTGCCTGGGGCAATGCGAGCCGCGCGCCGCTGGCGAGCGGCCACGGACTGGGGCGCCTATCCATCAACAAGCCCACGCTCTTCGGCGGCGATGAGCGCGAAGGCGGCGTGGTGGGCGAGATCGACGTGATGGACGGCGCGCCCACCCAGGGCCGCAACGACTACCTGATAAGCCGCCTGGGCGCAGCCATCCCGGCGTTTCGCGGGGTGTTGTCGATCGTGGCACGCAAGATCCTGTTCGCCGCGAACAACCCCTACCTCAAGCCCTGGGCGGTGCGGGTGCGGCGCTTCACGGCGGGTTGGTTCGATGCGCCGTGGATGGAATGGAATGCCGAAGTCCGTGCCTGGGATGAGGACGAAGGCCGTGAGATCAGCGTCGGCATGAACCCGGCGCACATCCTGGTGCAGTGCCTCACCGATCCGCATTGGGGCATGGGCTATCCGCAGAGCACCATCGGTTGGAGTTTCTGGAACGCAGCGTGGGCGCTGTCGAGCGAGGGCTTCGGCCTCAATCTGATCTGGACGCGCCAGCAGCCCATCGAGAGCTTCATCGCCCAGGTGCTCGACCACATCGGCGGCATCCTCTACACCGACCCGGAGCAAGGCACGTTTGAGCTGAAACTGCTGCGCGACGACTACTGGATCGACAGCCTGCCGCAGTTGGGGCCGGATGAGATCGTGCGGCTGGAACGCTTCGAGCGTGCCCAGTGGGGAGAACTCCCCAACGAGGTCACGGTGGTCTACACCGACTGGGACACCGGCAAGGAGGCTACCGTCTCGGTGCAGAACCTCGCCGCGATCCAGCTTCAGGGCGGCGTGATCAACCAGCGCCGAGACTATCCGGGTGTGAACTACGGCCCGCTGGCTGCCCGGCTGGCCTTGCGTGACCTGCGCGCCTTGGGTTCGCCACTTGCCCGGATGAGTCTGACGGTGGCACGCGACACGCTGGAGCGTGCGCCGCTTCCTGGCGATGTGTTCCTACTGCACTGGCCGCGCCTCGGCATCGAGCGCATGGTGGTGCGCGTCACCGGCATCGACACCGGCACCTTGGGCGCGGCCGAGTGGCGCATCGAGGCGGTGGAGGACGTGTTCGGGATGAGCAATACCGTGCTCTCGCCGCCGCCACCGCACGTCGAGGAGCCGACCATCGAACCGCTTCCGCCAGCGCTGGTGCTGGCCGTCGAGGTGCCGTACTGGGAACTGGCCCGGCGCCTGAGCCGTGCCGATCTGGACTACCTCACCGACACCGACACCTACGTTGGGGCCTTGGCCGCCTCCGGCGGGCAAGGGCAACTGAACTGGCAACTGGCCACCGGCGCTTCAGGCGGCGATCTCGCGCCCGTGGTGGGCGAGGACTATGCGCCGCTGCTGACGCTCGATGCGGCCTTGCCTGCCAGCGAGGTCGATGCGCTGGCCGTGCCGGTGACGGCCATCAGCCAGCCGGAGAGACTGGCCGTGGGCGACTACGCCTATCTGGTCGATGCCGCAGGCCAGATCCGCGAGGCGGTGGCCGTGCTGGCCTTCGATGCCGACGCGGGCACGGTGGATCTCGCCCGCGGGGTGCTCGACACCACGCCGCAGGCGCACGCCTCCGGAGCCCGGCTCATCGGGGTCGGCGAGTGGCTGGCCGCCGAGACCGCCGAACGCGCCCCGGGCGAGTCGGTGTTCGTGGGCGCGATTCCTCGCACATCGACCGATCAGGGCGATCCTGTGTTGGCTGCCAATGGGCAGCCAATGGTGCTGGCCGGTCGGCAGGCTTTGCCGTATCCACCTGGTCGTATCCGCCTCAATGGCCAGACCGAGCCTGTCGTGGTGGCCGGTGATCTCAACGTCGCGTGGGCACATCGCGACCGCACGCAGCAGACCGCCTACCTCGTGCAGCAAGACGAGGGCGACATCGGGCCGGAACTGGGTGTGACCTACACGCTGCGTATCCGCAATCGCAATGGCGTGCTGGCGCACACCGAAACGGGACTGCTCGGCACAACCTTTATCTGGACGGCAGCAGTGGCCGCGCTGGATGCCGGTGCGCTGGGCGACCGCATCACGGTGGAGATCAGTGCCGAGCGCGATGGTTTGAGCAGCTGGCAGCCGCAGGTGCGGGTCATGGATCGCGCGGGCTACGGCCTGCGCTGGGGCCAGTATTGGGGAGGTGTGTGATGGAGCTGCGCATCGATGTTCATCTGCTCACCCTAAACGAGCCTGCCGAATGGCGGGAGGCCTGCATCGCCAGTCTTGAAGGTGCGCCGATCCAGTTGCACGTTCTGCCCGGCATTCCGGGCCGTATCGGTGAGGCGCGCGCAGCCGGCTACGCGCGAGGGACATTGCCGCTGGTGTCCTTCGTCGATCCCGACGACGTGTACGAAGCCAGTGCCTTCACACACCTAGCCGATGCGCTGGAGGCCTGCCCGCAGGCCGTGATGGCCTACACCGACGAGGCGCTGATGGACGAGCAAGGCCGAGACGTCGGCGTGCGGCGGCTGGCCTACAGCGCCTTCCAGCACGCCCACTCGGCCAGCCATGTGCACGGGCTGATCGTGATGCGGCGCGCTGCGGTCGAGACCGTGCTCGCTGCCACCACCGACATCCACCCCATGGCCGACTGGCTGTTGACCCGGCTGGTGGCCCAGCGCGGCCGTGTGCTGCACCTGCCCGCCGTCGGCCGGCACTGGCGGCAGCACCCACGGCAAGTCCATCGCACCGCGGACCTGAGCGTCATTCAGCGCATCCGTCAAACCATTCGGCAAACCTCGAATCCCTGGAGATAGACCATGCCATCGACCGATCCGAACCTGGGCCTTGCCTACGGCTGGACGTTGGGCGAATCCGGCTGGCACACCGACATGGATGCCAACCTCAAGCGCCTGGGCGCCATCGTCGGCCTGTCGGTCAAAGACCGCGACCTGACCACACCGCCGGCGAGCCCTACCGACGGAGACCGCTACATCGTGCCGGCCGGTGCCACCGGCGCCTGGGCCGGCAAGACCGACCAGATCGCCGTGCGCATCGCTGGCAGCTGGGAGTACCACGCGCCCCGGGTCGGGTGGCTCGCCTACGTCGAGGACGAGGCCAAGCTCTCGGCCTACAAGCCCACCGGCTGGAGCGCGGGCATCGCCATCTGACCCTCACACCGATCCGTCACCCCTGGACCCGCCCGCGTGGCGGGTTTCGCATTTTTGGGAGACCTGCAATGACCGAACCCGAACGACAACCCCCTGCGCTCGTCGAGAACATGCTGCTTCTGCGTCGCGAGGACTTCGACGAACTGCTCGACCGCGCCGCCGAGCGCGGGGCCGAGCGTGTCCTGTCCCATCTCGGCCTGGAGAACGGCCGTGCCGCCAAGGACATCCGCGAACTGCGCGACCTACTCGAAGCCTGGCGCGACGCCCGCCGCACGGCGTGGCAGACGACTGTAAAGGTCATCACCACCGGCATTCTGGCCGCGCTGCTGGTGGGGGCCGCGATCAAACTCAAGCTCATGGGAGGTGGCCAATGATCGAGACTCTGCTCGGCGGCCTCCTGGGAGGAGCCTTCCGTCTTGCGCCGGAGATCCTCAAGTGGCTCGACCGCAAGGGCGAGCGCAGCCATGAACTCGCGATGCAGGACAAGGCGCTGGAGTTCGAGAAGCTGCGTGGCGCGCAGCGCATGGCCGAGATCGGTGCGGCAGCGGATGCGGCGTGGAATACCGGGGCCATCGAAGCGTTGCGCGAGGCGGTGGCGGCGCAGGGGCGGCCCTCGGGGGTGAAGTGGGCCGATGCACTCTCCAGCAGCGTGCGGCCCGTCATCACCTACTGGTTCATGGCCCTCTACTGCGCCGCCAAGACCGCCGCCTTCGTGGGCGCTGTCGCGGCCGGGGCGGACTGGATCCCGGCGATCCAGGCGGCCTGGACCGAGGCCGACCAGGCGCTGTGGGCCGGCGTCCTGAACTTCTGGTTCCTGGGCCGAGTCTTCGACCGGGTGCGGCCGTGATCGCATTACCCCAGGCGGCCATCGACCTGGCCAAACGCTTCGAGGGCTTTCATCGCGTGCCGAAGAACGATCCCGGCCGCGCGCATCCCTACGTCTGTCCGGCCGGCTACTGGACGATCGGCTACGGTCACCTCTGCGATCCGGATCATCCGCCGATCACAGAAGCCGAAGCGGAAGTCTATCTGGCCCGTGACCTGCAGACGGCGCTTGCCGCCACACTGCGCTACTGCCCGGTGCTGGCGACCGAGCCCGAGGGGCGGCTGGCTGCCATCGTCGACTTCACCTTCAACCTCGGCGCGGGGCGGCTGCAGACGTCGACGCTGCGGCGGCGGGTCAACCAGCGAGACTGGGCTGCCGCCGCAACGGAGCTACGCCGCTGGGTCTACGGCGGCGGAAAGGTGCTGCCTGGGTTGGTCGCTCGCCGTGAAGCAGAAGCGCGAATGCTGTCGGCCTGAATCACTTCAGGGCTTAGGCCCAGACTTCATCCAGATTCTTTGCCGCCAGCAGCTTTTCCCGCAGCGCGTAGCGGGACGACTGCATATTGACCTCGCTGTTCTCCGGCCGCGGGATCGGGACAATCGCAGTCGCTGGCCCTTTGAACTTGATCATGTACTTCCCGGTGTCGTTGTATGGCAGGATGGCCTCGATCTCGGCAATGTGGGTGATCGCAGCGACGGGGGCGACCTGATAGGCCGCGATGAACTTCAGCTTCGAGATGTGCTTCGCATTGATCCGAACGGCAAACCAGCAGTGCTCGTTCAGGAAGCGCTGCTTGAATCCTTCCTCGCGTGCGGGAACGACGATGGTGTCGAACTTGTCGTTCTCCGATCCAACGGGCTGCACCTGATCGCTCGGGTCTTCCTGCTTCGGCGGGGTGAAAGCGTTGATGCCAAGCATCGGCAGGATCAGCAACATGTCGGCCAGGAAGGCCTGCGCCGTTGCCCTGGCTGCTGGGGCCATCGTCGGAGCCGTCGGGTTGTTTTTGTTCAGAAGGATGGCCCGGTCATGCTTCTTGGCCAGCGCCACCAGCGCCGACTCCAGGTACTGCACCTCGGTCTTGCCGATCTTGTGGTTGCGGTCGAAGAAGTAGACGCCCCATACCCAGCCTTCCTTATTCGAGACGTGGTTCTTCAGCCGGTCACCGACGGGGTCGGCCTCGCCGATGTAGATGGTTTCCTCGGCGGCGTTGCCAACCAGGATGTAGATGCCAGCCTGCGAGAAACCCGGCTCCTGCTTTAGCTGATGGAACAGCTCCTTGGTGAAGACGACGCCGTAGCCCGACCAGTTCGACTTGTCGACGTGGCGAATACCCTCGGGGTCACCGGTGGTAGCAAACAGTGTGATGGAAAACGGCTGCATTTAGTTGCTCCCCAGCGCGGGCGACGTAGGCCGGGCCGTTCCATAAAACGCTAGCGGCCAACCGCACTTTCTACGGCGAATATCTCGATCACTCATTTCAAACCATTCCTCCACGTGAGACCGACCACCCCGACGACAACGCCTCTGCCTGTTGCAACACGGTTTGTACGGCAGCGTCTTGAAGGTCAGGCGGGTAACCGTACTTGCGCAGGATGCGCTTGACCAGCACGCGCATCCGGGCGCGCGCCGATTCACGATGCGCCCAGTCCACCGACACGTTTTCGCGCAAGGACACCAGCAGCTCGTGGGCGATCACGCGCAGTTTGTCGTCCCCCATGACCTGCACGGCGCTTTCGTTCTCGGCCAGGGCGTCGTAGAAGGCAATCTCCTCGTCGGACAATCCAGACTCTTCGCCACGCTGTCGGGCCGCGCGGATGTCTTTGGCCAGCTGGATCAGCTCCTGCAGCACCTCGGCGGTGGTGATAGCGTTGGCGTGGTAGCGCGCAACGGCATCCTCCAGCCGTTGCGAAAACGCCCGCGTCTCGACGATATTGGCCTTGCTGCGCGAGCGAATGCCGTCATTGATCAGCTTCTTCAAGGCTTCCAGCGCCAGGTTCTTCCTCTCCATCTGCTCTACTTCGGCGAGGAACTCGTCCGAGAGGATGGAAATGTCCGGGCTCTTGATACCTGCGGCCTGGAGGATGTCCACGATCTCTGTCGAGACCACTGCACGGCTGACGATCTGCTGAATGGCCAGCTCGCGCTCCTGCAAGGTCGTGCCTGAGCCGGTGGCGCTCTTGACCAGCGCGGCGCGGATGGCCTGGAAGAAGCCCACTTCCTCGCGGATCTGCTGCGCTTCATCTGAGGAGGCCGCCAGCGCAAACGCCTTCGAGAGCGCCAGCACCGCATCGGCAAAGCGCCGATGCGCGGCTTTCTTGCCCTCCGGCGTGGTTTCCTGCACAGCCCATTGCTGCTGCTTGTCCAAGATCCACTCGATGGCGCCGGCCATCATTACCAGTCGTTCCTGCGGCGAACCGTTCATGGCCGAGCGGTAGTCGAAGCCGTGGAACATGTCGCGCACGACCTCGTACTTCTCCATCATCACAGCGATGGCTTCGGCCTCGTCAATGCCGGTCTGCTCGCGGTCGCGTGGCGAGTACTGCGCAAGCGCATTCTTCAGGTTCTGCGCGATGCCAATGTAGTCCACGATCAGCCCGGCCGGCTTGTCGCGGAACACACGGTTGACGCGCGCGATGGCCTGCATCAGGCCGTGGCCACGCATCGGCTTGTCCACGTACATCGTGTGCATGCAGGGCGCGTCGAAGCCGGTCAGCCACATGTCGCGCACGATCACGAGCTTGAGCGGGTCTTTCGGGTCGCGGGCGCGCTTGGCCAAGAGATCGCGGCGCGCCTTGTTGCCGATATGCTTCTGCCACTCGGGCGGATCGGAGGCAGCCCCGGTCATCACGATCTTGATGGCCCCGGCGTTGTCATCCTCGCTGTGCCAGCCTGGGCGCAGCTTTACGATCTCGTCGTAGAGCTTCACGCAAATACGCCGGCTCATGCAGACGATCATCGCCTTGCCGTCGAGCGCCGCCACCCGGTCCTCGAAATGCCGGACGATGTCCTGGGCGACCAACTTCAAGCGCTTGTCCGCGCCCACCAGTGCTTCGACGGTGGCCCATTTCTGCTTGACGCGCTCGCGGGCGGGTTCTTCCTCGTCTTCGAGGATATCCTCGATCTCGGCGTCGATCTTGGGCTTCTCATCCTCGGCAAGCTCGATGCGCGCCAGGCGCGACTCGTAGTAGATCGGCACCGTGGCGCCGTCTTCCACCGCGCGGCTGATGTCGTAGATGTCGATGTAGTGGCCGAACACCGCCGGGGTGTTGACGTCGTCCGCCTCGATGGGCGTGCCGGTAAAGCCGATGAAGGAGGCGTTCGGCAGGGCATCGCGCAGGTACTTGGCGAATCCGTAGGAGATCTCGCCGGTCCTGGCGTCCACCTTGGCCTTGAAGCCGTACTGGCTGCGATGCGCCTCGTCGGCGATGACCACGACGTTGCGCCGCAATGTGAGAGGTCCTTCGACCTCGCCGAACTTTTGCAGCGTGGTGAAAATCACCCCGCCCGAGGCACGGTTGAGCAGCTCCTTCAAGTGCTCGCGCCCCTCGGCCTGCACCGGCGTCTGGCGGATCAGATCGCGGCACATGGAGAATGTGGCGAAGAGCTGGTCGTCCAGGTCGTTGCGGTCGGTCAGCACCACCATCGTCGGGTTGGCCATGGCCGGATGTTTGACGAGCAGTCCTGCGTAAAACGCCATCAGCAGGCTTTTGCCGGAACCCTGGGTGTGCCAGATCACCCCGGCCTTTCTGTCGCCCTCGGCAGATGAGGCCGTCACTGTGCGCTCGACCGCGTGTCGCACCGCGTGGAACTGGTGGTAGCCCGCGATGATCTTGATGAGTCCCGAACCGGTCTCACCGAAGACCGTGAAGTGACACAGCAGATCGAGCAGGCGGCGATGCTCGAACACGCCCTCGATCAGCGTCGAGAGTTCCGGCGCACCTTTCGGGGCAACCTTCGTACCGTCGGTGGTGCGCCAGGGCATGAAGCGTTCCAGGTCTGCCGACAGCGACCCCACCCGGGCGGCAATGCCGTCCGAGGTGACCAGCAGCGCGTTGGTGTTGAAAAGCTGCGGAATCTGCTGCTTATAGGTCTGCAACTGGTTGAACGCGCCCAGCAGATGCGCGCCCGCGCTGCCCGGCGCTTTGAGCTCGATCACCGCCAGCGGCAAGCCGTTCACGAACACCACCACATCGGGCCGTCGGTTGTTCTGGCCGTTGATCACCACGAACTGGCTGACGGCCAGCCAGTCGTTCTGCTCCGGGCTCTCGAAGTCGATGAGCCGCACCTTGCCCGCTGTCAGGGTGCCGTCGTCGGCGTAGTACTCGACATCGACGCCTTCGGTCAGAAGCCGGTGCAGCCGCCGGTTTTCTTCGAGCAATGAGGGCAGCTCGGACTGCGTCACCTTTCGGATGGCATCCTGGCGTGCCTCCAATGGGAGGCCAGGGTTCAGGCGCACAACGGCATCCTCGAGCCGCTTCCTAAGCACCACCTCATCGTGACTCTCGCGCTCCGGACGGTGCCCATCGGGACCGATGTCCTCCTCGCGTTCAATGTGGTAATCGAGCGCGCGCAGCTGATCCAGCAGTGCGCGCTCGACTTCGGCCTCCGACAGAAACGCCATTACGGTTCTCCTTGTTCTTCGGCGGTAGACGGGGCAACCCTCTTGATAAGCCCGTCGTAATGATCCTTGTCGACAGCCTCCATCAGCTCTAGCACCTCACGCAGAACGGGCTGCGTTTCAGCAAGGAGCGAAAGGTCGTGCTCAGGATCGGAAATCGCGCCTGCGTGCGAGTAGGTATTCAGCAGCCGCAGGATGCGGGTTTTCTTCGCGTTATCAAATAACACACGGTCGAGGCGCGGCTGCAAATCGCCGCTCATCTCGGGGAAGCGGAACGCCAAGAACGCCTCAAGCAAGCGACGGGCGACATTGGGCAATCCGTAGTGGTGTTCGAGTTCGACCACATCATTACGGTTGGCCTCCTGGTAGACGCGCTTGAACAGATACTGGTATTCCGACTCGTGTTCCTCGAGGAGAGGATCAAGGTACCCTAGCTCGCTGGTTCGTGATCCGTCGGCGTGCCGGCGAGAGCGAAGCAGAAAGAACCGGGCTGGCCTGTCTTCGATCTGCTTCTTGCGCTGTCCCGGCAGGTAATGGAACCAGTTCTTCACCAGCCTGAAGAACGAGAAGCTGTGCGTGAAGATGAAAAGCTGCCCGGCCTCCTTGGTGCGCTCCTTCATGTAACCGAAAGCCGAGAACAGCGCGTTGTCATCGAGGCTCGACACCGGGTCGTCAATGACGACAATCCCGCTCTTGAGATCGAAAGACTTATCCTGCAGCGACTTGAGGAAATACAGGAACGCTATCGCAGTACGCTCCCCCTCGCTCAAATGCGCCACGTACTCCCCGTTGCGGGTCAAAGCGTAGCCAGTGCCTTTCGTTTCGAAGCGCAGTTCGTCGCGGCCAAGGTAGGCGCGTAGCTCGGCGGTCAGTTCATCAGCGGCGCGGCGATGTTCGAGGATGTCACGCTCCAGTGCCTCGATCTTCGCCTGGACATCCGCGTGCTGTTTTTTGACGGTTTCCAGCGCAGCGGTTGCGGTCTTCACAGCATCGGAACGTTGCGCAAACTCAGCCTGTGACTCGGCAACGTACGATGCCTCCAGCTTCTTGCAGGCTTCATCCACCGACGCCTTGAACTGCGCTGAGATCTGGTTGTGCTTCTCAATGATCGCGTTGAATTCGGCGATAGCGTCGGTGAGCGAAAACCGCATCAAACCAGGAACGGGTGTCGCCGTGGTAGCAGGTGCGAATGGCTGATCGCGTTTCGCCATCACACGTGCAATGAGCGCGTCAATCGCGGTTTGTGCCTCGGCGCATGCCGCTGAAACCTTTTGGCTCGATGCCGATGCGTCAGAAGCGAGCGCCTCATAGAAGCGCGAAACATCAGGAAGCAACAGCGATCCCAATGCCCCCTTGATCGACTCCAACTTCTTCAAAAGAACGGCCAAATCCTGCTGAAATTTCGCGAAGGCGTCGTTGAAATGCGCTTCAAGGGCGGCGCGGCGCGTGGCCTGGAGAGGTTGCAGACAAAAGCGACATGTATCCGAGGCGTGTTCTCCCGAGTGCAGCACCAACCCCTCGTGCACCCATGAGGCAAGCCTCGAATTGCTGGTCAGCTCATCGAGCGTCTGTGCGACGACAGAACGACTGACCAGCGCATCAACCTCTTGCCTCAGCGCGTCCAGGTCGATGGACGCCGCAGCAACCTTGTCGATATTGGGTTTGGGCTGAGCGTCCTTCTGGCTGCGAAGCCGCTCCTTTTCTTCGTCGGTGAGCATCGCGGCTGCGGCGCCCTGCGCATCCAGCGCTTCGACGGCACGCCTGAAATTGCGCTTGTCGTAATTGTTGTAGGACGGGCTGTTCGCGGTGGTGAGCAGCTCCTTGATGAGCCTGGCCTTCCCCACGCAGAAATCGTCGAGATCCTTCTCGGCGCCTCTCTTCTTGGTTTCCGCTGTCGCCACTTCGGTTTTGATGGCGGCAAGCTCCTTCTTCAGTTCGTCGACTTGCGCTTGCTTTTCGACGCTGTCTTTGCCGAGAAAGTAGATGGGTGCGATGCCGCTGGTCTGAGAGAGGGTGGCGTTGACGAAATCGCGGTTGAAGACGCGCACCGGAGGAAGCCCCGCCGATGCAAACGAGGAACCCTTCACCTTCGTGGTGCCTTCGAACTCCAATTCGACCTCACCCTCGATGAGCGCCGTTTGCTTCTCGACCAGTGAGAGCAGCCAGGCCAGCGTCGTTTTCCCACTGCCGTTCCAGCCATAGATCAGATTGAACCGTGCGAACGGATGCAGGTCTTTGGGCCAGGCAAAGTCCCGAAAAACCCGGAGCTTGAGCTTGGCGATGCGCGTCAACTTCATGCCGGCTCTCCTTGTTGATCGGTGGGCGCCACAGCAGAAGCCGTTGCCCCGCGCGCCGCGTTCAACGCCTCCACATAGGCGTCCCGATCCAGCAGGTAAAGCAGACGGCTGACTTCGATGTTGATGGGCAGCTCATCGCCGCCCGGCAGCAGGAAACGCAGGGTTGGGGCATCGCCGTCCTCAGCATCCACCGCCAGGCCGACGTGCGCGTCGATCAGGGTGTTGTCCGCCGCGAACCGCTCCCACGGCTCGCGGGAGCTGATCGGGTCGAGCTGCGCATCCAGATAGGCCTTGTGCAGAAAGGCAACGATGGCATCGGCCGCCAGAACAGCCGCGCGACGGTGATAGACGGTTAAGACCTGGATAAAGCCGTCTTTACCGTGGCTCAATGGCCCGGCGTCATTTCTGAGCACACGAAGGGACTCTGCCAACCCGTTATGATGCTTAATCAGGTCGGCAAACTTTCGATGCCGAATATCGCCCAGCTTTAAGACCCGCGTTGCGACAGAAACCCATTCAGTTATCGGAACATCGTCCCTTTGAGGTTTCAGCGGCGATTTCGGGTCGTCTAGCTGGTCGATAATTACGCGACAGAGACACTCCACGATTCCCTTCGCGGCATCAACCGAAGCGTCACTTTCACTTTCCAGGCTTGCTTGCAACGCTTGGAATGTGTGTTGTAACATCGGAGCATCACGCCAATGGGCACAGGCTTCGCGGATGCCGGGGTACCAATCCACACTCATACGACCCCTCCGATGATTCGGTCGGTATGCATCGCGCAAAGCTCGCCAACGATGGTCTGTGGCAACAACCTGCCGCACATGGGGACAGCAGTCCGACACATGACATCTACCACCATCTCCGATGAAACTCCTGTGCCCAATTTGAGAACGCTTCGACTGCACCAATGCATTCCTCAGCCGATTGACCAAATATGCCAGCCCTAACGTAGGGCGATTTGTCGCCTTGATTTTCGAGAGCAGCACGAATCTCTTTCAGGATGCGGTCGCGGTTGTCGTGCCGATATCCATAGCTTCCTGGAGGAGCCCAATACCAATCCTTAGCTCGCTTCGCATGATGGGCGTAGCCGAGCGCCATCAGGACCTCCAACCTGTCGAAGGCATAGGTGAATCGCGCTTCAGACGGGATGAGACCGCGGAATCTTGGTTGCAGCAGCGCGTGGAGCCAGTCATTGAGAGGGGCATAGCGGCGATCCATACCTTCGAGAAGCCTCGTCGGCTCATTTCCACGCTCGAAGAGACAGAACGGCGGTAGCAGTTCGACGGCGGTTTTGTCCTCACGATGCTCCCGATGGACAGGGGTGCCGAACAGCTTCCCGAGGAACAGCAATCCCCTTTCACCCGCCTCAATCGCGCCCAGCCCCAATGCATAGAGAAGCAAGGTGGCGGGATAACGCTGCGCTTCAACCCAGAGATTGAAGCCCGCCTCCCCACGCCGGGTGGCCAATCTTGTTAACGCCGTTTGCCACGTAGCGTAATGCCAATCCTCCACCCAATACCCGCCCACGGCTGCCATCGCTACCAATGTCTCGCAGGCAGCCTCATAAGAGCGCATCCGTACCGTAAAAGTACTCGAGTCTGGCGCAGGGCCACCTTGCAAAGCGAATGCAGGGGTGGCAGTAGCATCAAGCACTCGGTCTACCTCACCACTGACAAGATCGGCTAGACGGATGCGGTGCTTGGGCTCAGCGAGATAGCCCTTGAGGCTTGCAACCGCCGCTTCGGTTGATAGAGGATGCGGCCGCGAGAACTGCTCCAGCGCCTCGACCAGACGCGCGAGCTCTGAGAAAAAGCTGTCCGCATCGGCAATCGGGAGCACTTGCGCCCGCCGATGCTCGATCAAGCGCTTCGCCGCGTTGCCCGGCTCGCCACGCGCGGCCCAAAAATGGGAGAAGCGGCGGGACGCCGACCGTTCAACAGCGGCACGCAAAGCGGTATCCCATTCCGCCGACCAGCCACAGACGATCAGCCCAAATTCGTCGAGGATGCGATCTAGCAGATCGTCGAACTCCTTGGGGTAAGTTTCCAGTTCAGCTGGCGTGTTGCGGATGCGGGTGTCCAGATAATCGCCATGCACTTTGAACACGCAGCAGCGGGTGTGAATCAAGGGCATCGCGCCATGCACCTGATCCGGTGAGCTGAGCACGGTCGGCACCACTCCAACGTCCGCCAGTGCCGTCTCCATCAGCCGGTCGAAATTGGTGGTGATGATGATGCGGATGTACCCCTTCGCTGCAAGGCTGGCAATGGCCCGGTGTGCGGCGGTAGGGGCCTTTAGGCCGTCGGCACGTTCTTCTTCGGAAGGTTCCAGATAGGCGCGCAGCAACTGCTGACGCTCCGCTGGGGTCTTAGCCAGTGCATCCAACAGATCGGAATAGTCGGGCTCCTTGCCATAACGCTCGCGATACCAAAGAGCAGGATCGGCGCCACAGTTCTCGCCTGCCACTTCGCCCAGCTTGCGCACGAGATCGAGTGTTATCTCCCAGCCCGTCGGGATCTGGGCGGCGCGCGAAACACCTGAGCCAGCCAAAACGGCATAAACGCCAGGGTTCGCCTGAATGGAAAACGCAAGGGAGTGCAGCGGATCGATCATGCCTTTTCCGCCTCTCGCAGAATCCGCTCGGCATCCGGAACGCGCAGCTCGCCGGAAATGAGCTTGGGTAGGAGCGTGTCGCGCAGTTGGGCGAGGGAGCGGGATGTGCGCTCGTTGGCTGCAATGCCCGCGAGCATCGAACTGACCTGGCGCGAAAACTCGTTGATTAGTTTTTCGCCAGCGCGTGGCACCTGTGTTGCAGATACGATTTCTGGCCGAACGGCAGGATATGCCCCGCCGTCCGCAAGATTCGACAGCCTCTCGATGTTTTCACGTGCCGTAGCCGCCAGATAAACGAACTCGGCGCACTCACGTCGTAATGGCCGAAGCACGGCAAACCCTGTGCTGGCCGTCAGCCCGTCATCCGAGATCAGGGCATAGGAGCCGTTTCCTGGGCGAACGGTGCCGACAATCGTATCCAGCGGGCGCAAGACTCGCTGTGCGCGGCTAGGAGCATCATCGGCATCATAATTCGTGACACTTTCAATGCGCCCCCACTTTGTGTTTGAAAGATCGACATACCGAATTTGCTCAGGGCGTGTCCGTTTTGTCCAAGCTTCCGGATTGAGAGAAGAAAATTCCGTCAGCGAAGCTAATTCCCACCCCTCCGGAATCTCCCCCAACTCCGATTCGACGAGGTGGTCGGGGAAGATGTCGTAGAGGTGGGCGGGCAGGCCGGGCAGGGACTCCCCGCGCCGCCAGCGGCCTTCCATCTTGGCGCGCACAGGCTCGAAGTCCACAAACCACGCCTTGAACAAGGCGCGGGCCATCGCCTCCAGCGTTTCGTTTTGCTTGCGCAGCAGTTCGATTTTGTCATCCAGCGTGCCGAGGATGTGTGCGATGGCGCGCTGTTCTTCAATATTCGGTGGGTGCGGAACAACGATTTCACTCAACAGCGAGGTGTTCAGTGAGGGCATTGTTGCCCCAACTGCAATTGACCTGATATGTTTTTTGAA